ACGTATGTTGGTTTTTCTAATATACCGGAATTAAAATATAAAGATAGTGGGTCTTATATATTTGATTTCTTTATTGATAATAATATAGCGTTTGAACCAATTAATATTGAAAATTTAACACCAATTATAAAAATTTATGTAACACAAAAATTAAAAAACAATACTTTGAATCAGTTTAAATTCATAGAAGAAATGACAACAACAATTTTAGATGTTGATTCCTTCCAGAACAAAGTAATTGATAACTTAATGTTACGAGTAAGAAAAGAACTACCAGTGGTTGATAACACACCAATGAAATCAATTATGTCAGAGTTACAAGGTGACTTATCAAAAAGAGAATATTGGGAGGCGTTTAAATCAATAAATGATAAATGGATTTCGGGTACTGATTTTAAAACAAAAACACTATTTGAAGATGTTTTATTATTAGATAGAGCGAGTAGAAATGTGGGTGACATTATATTGGTGGATATTTACAAACTTAAAGCTAGATTACAAGGTGTTATTGACTCACCAAAACAAACTATGTTAGTATTCATACAAACAATTTTACAAGAAAATAATTTTGTGGTAATGAATTTACCATCATATGTTAATTTCTATAATGTACAAGACGCGGTTAAAAACCCAAAACCAAAGTCTGAGGGAACTCTTGAGTTTGCTAATACATTATTTGGAACGTTTTTAAATGTTGATTATAGACAATCAGGCCCTAAATTAGTTTGTTTTTATGCTGGTAAACCAAGTGAACACTTAGCTATGAATGAAAATGTTGATTATCGATATAGAAATGACACATTTGATTTAAGAAAAAATGATAACCCTTTAGTTGAAAATCAAATTGGAAAAACTGATTGGGATAAATCAAATAAGGTTGTTGGGTTTAATGTTGATATTGGTCCACAAAACCAATCTATCTTTTATGGGTTTATGGTTGACCAAAAAAATTCATCATCAACATTTGAATCGTTAGAAGTAACAAATCAAATGGGTAATGTATATGGAGGGGTTAAATCAAGTTCTCAAAGTATATCATTATATAATTTATATAAGAATAGAAGTTATACTTGTACAATATCAATGATGGGTAACGCACTTATACAACCAACAATGTACTTTAATTTAAGACACGTACCTATGTTTACAGGTCCATATATGATAACAAGTGTTAACCATAATATTAACCCTGGTTCGTTTGAAACTATCATTACTGGTGTTAGACAACCAACTGCATCATTACCTAAAATTGATAATTACATCCAATCTTTGAAAACTAATTTATTACAAAATATTTTAGAAAACTCAAAACAAGAAAGAGCCGCCAAAGAAAAAGAAACAAAAGACGCAAGTGGTAATACTATTTCACAGAAAAATAAAGCGGTATCAAATGCTAATGGTGGTAAAACATTAACTGACCCACAAGTTTGTAAACCAAATTCACCATATGAATTGTATTACAATATCACACCAACAGTTACCAACACAACATTCAGTGTTGCTAAAAGTGTGATATTAGACGCTATTAATATTTCTGGTTTTGGTGATGATGGTAAATTAAAGTATGTTATATTTGCAACATTATATATTGAATCAGCAAATGGTGATATTAAATTAACCGCATATGAAAATAATTATGCGGGTATTACCTTAACTAATAGTTGGGGCGCAGCTGGTAATCAGTATTTTGGTGGTAATCAACAATTTTTCTGTTTAGAAACTAGTGATGGTAAATTCGTTGCACCTTATGCGGTATTTGATGACTTACTAAATTGTGTTAGTTTATTAGTTTCAAGATGGAAAAGTAGAATGGTAATTTTACCTAACGCTGACGCATCAACAATTACTGATTTTTGGGTAAATAATTTTTCATCAAAAACAACATCAGTTACACTTAGTGCGACTGATAAATCTAATATTCAAGCTAAAGTACAGAAAGCTATTGATATTTTTAATGCGTCAAATTAAAATAACGTGATATTTATATATAAAAAAGAGTATGAGTACAAAATTGATATTGGATAATTATTTGGGTAAGAATACCAAAATATCCGAAAAAGACCTAGGAGATGGAACAAAACAAGTGTGTGACTTGGACACTGGTGATTGTTATACAATTAGAATGAAAGATGGTCTAATTGAAAGAGTTGATAACACAATCAACACAAATAAAAGAATTCAAGTTGAAACTATGAATGGAGTTAAACAATTATTAAATGGATAATAATATGAAAATTGACAAACAAATTTTAGAAGAATTGGATAGATATAACTCAATTAATAAGTATATCAACGAGCAAGACGTACCACCAGTTCCAGAAGACCCAACTGCGGCATTACCGCCACCTCCAGCAGGAGATGTTCCACCACCAGCTGTTGACCCAACTATGGGAGCAGTACCACCACCAGCCCCAGCGCCAGAGGCTGTAGCACCAATTGATGTTGATGCTGACCCAGATGTTGAAAAAGTGGAGGATGATAAAAAAGAATTGGAAATAACCGATTTGGTTAAAGCACAAAAAACTATTGTTAATAAACAAGAAGAATATTTTGAACAATTATTTGGTCAATTACAAAATCTAGAAAGTAGATTAGGTGAAATGGATACAATATTTGACAAACTTAATAACTTGGAAGCCAAAATTGAAAAGTATCGTCAAAAATCACCTGAAGAAAAAATGGAATTAAGAACAATTGATTCAGGTCCATTTAATCAAAAATTATCTGATTTTTTTGAAGACAAACAAGAAGATTTTGAAAAAACAGGAAGAGATGAATATATTTTAACACAAGATGAGGTTGAAGATTACTCACCAAGTGAAATCAAACGTTCATTTAGAGCATTTGATGATGAACCTGATATGGTAGACAACTTCAAAAGAATTACATAATAAGAGGGTGTCTATGACACCTTTTTATTTTTTTAAAAATTACTGACATTTTATTTGACTCATTATTTTTTTATACTTATATTTTAGTAAACTTTTAATTTTATATATATGCAGACAAACAGTTTAGACGCAGTTCTTGCTCAGTACGAGAAAGCAACTCAAGGTGGTTCATCTAACACCTCAAAAATGTCCCAAGATGAAAGAATGAAAAAATATTTTGCCGCAATCTTGAAAGAGAATGAAAAACAAGGGCAAAAAAGATTAAGAATCTTACCAACACTTGATGGTGAATCTCCATTTAGAGAAGGTTGGTTTCACGAAATCCAAATGGATGGAAAGTACGTTAAATTGTACGACCCGGGAAAGAACGATAGTGAACGTTCTCCACTCACAGAAGTTTATGACGAACTTATCTCAACTGGTAAAGAAAGTGATAAGAAATTAGCTGGTGACTATAGAGCGCGTAAGTTCTATATCGTTAAGGTTATTGACCGTGATAACGAACAAGATGGTCCTAAATTTTGGAGATTTAAACACAACTACAAAAATGAGGGTGTTTTGGATAAAATCATTCCAATCTTTAGAGCTAAAGGTGATATCACTGATGCTGAAAAAGGACGTGATATTATCATTGAACTAACAAAAGCAAAAACCCCAAAGGGTAAAGAGTACACAGTAATCCAAACTGTTATGTATGATGACCCAGCACCAATTCACGAAGACGCTGACATCGCTAAATCTTGGGTTAATGATGAATTAACTTGGAGAGATGTTTATAGTAAAAAACCAACAGAATATTTGGAAGCTGTTGCAAATGGTCAAACCCCAAGATGGGATAGTGAATTAGGTAAATACACTTATGGTGACTCATCTTCTTCAGAAGAATCATTTGGTGGTACAAATACCGCAAAAACTTACGAAGACCCACAAGTTGACGAAGAAGAAAACGAAGACCTACCATTTTAAGAACCTAAATAATAGGTACTGATTTACTTAGTCAGTACCTTTTATTATCTTTAAACAAAAACGAATTATTATGGCAATTAAAAAGAAAGAAATCTCTTTAGATTCAATAAAGAGTAAATTCTCAACGAAAACAAAATACAAACCTGAAAGTTTTTATAATTGTGGTGAAGCCTTTATGGAAGCTTGTGGACTACCAGGACCAGTAATGGGTGGGATTAATATGTTTTTAGGTCATTCTAACACATCTAAAACTACGGCAATGATATTGGCCGCAGCTGATGCTCAAAAGAAAGGACATTTACCCGTATTAATTATTACTGAAAAGAAATGGTCTTGGGAACACGCAGTCGAGTTAGGTTTAGAAGCTGAAAAAAATTCTGATGGTGAGTGGGATGGTATGTTTATCTTCAATGATAGTTTTGATACAATTGAACAAGCTACTGATTTTATTAATGATATTTTAGATTCACAAGAAAAAGGTGATATCCCATACAACTTATTGTTCTTATGGGACTCAATCGGTTCAATACCTTGTCAGATGACCTTTGAAGGAAAAGGTGGGGGTATGCACAACGCAAAAGTACTAGCTGATAAAATTGGTATGGGTA